GCGGAGGTCAAAAAAAGACTAAAAAAATATAAGAAAAAAATGACCACTCCCCAAAACCCGCCCTCAGCAGCATACATGTGTCACGTTCGACGACAGGTGCGCAAGCTGTTTCGAGAGGGGTGGGATGAGAAATGGACGAAAGCGGCGGCGGGATTTACTCTTCCCACATCTTCCTGCATCGAGTCTAAGCGTTCCCAGGGTGGACCCCGGGGTATGGATAGGACTGCTCTTAGAGCTGAGTACAGGTCGTTTGTCGAAGGAAAAGTGAAATTGTCGGAACCGGAGACGGAACCGATGATGATCTGGACCGGAGGCAAATGGCGCTTGGTAACCAAGTTCAAGAGCCGTAGATCCTTCTTATCACCAGTCCACCAGTTAATTTACAACCACTTGTCGAGAAAGAATTGGCTTCTTCGCGGGGAAGCCACCCCTGACGAGTTTGAGGACTTTGTGCGAAGCGATGGTGAGGTGTTCGTTAGTGGTGACTACGAGTCGGCCACCGACAACTTAAATATTTTCGTCTCTGAGGCGATTATAGATGAGTTGCAGGCGTCTAGTCTCCACGTTCCGGCGGCCGTCTGGGATTCAGCGCGTCTTGCGATGCGCAACGTTTTTCCCGGCGGTAAGGTACAGGCAAGAGGACAACTTATGGGGTCCTTGTTAAGCTTCCCTTTACTGTGCCTTTCGAACTTCCTCGCCTTCAAGTGGGCCGTGCCCAGGAAAGTGCCTCTTAAAATTAATGGAGACGACATCGTTTTTCGATGCCGTCGAGAAGAGGCAGAAAAGTGGTTTAAGGAAATTGAAACGAGTGGACTTACGATATCGAGGGGGAAAACCCTCGTTTCCGCTACGACCTTTTCTTTGAACTCCACGTTCTTTCTACCCTGTACCGAGACGGTAAAGCTCTGTCCTACCATCCGTTCGACGTGTCTCTTCGGCCAAGCCGAAGATGTCACTGCCGTTAGCGGTAGGCTGCAGTCCGTCTACAGTGGGCATGGGTTGGGTCGGGACCTTCTGCAGGGTTTTGCTCTAAAGGAAATGAGCAAGCAGATTTGGTCCTCCCAAAGGAGTATCAAGAGGGGGTTGAGCGCCAACGTAAGTTGGCGTGCCATTAAGGCAGCGGGTCTTCTACAAAGGGAAATTATGTACCTCGGCGTTCAGTCAGAGCCGCAGGTACCGCTACAAAAGAAGGTCTGGTGTCAGAATGCAATCCCCGACAATTTCGTCAGGGTCCCTCAGTGCAAGGATCGTCCTAAGGACGACCCCGATTTCTACCAGGAAATGGTAGATTGCACTTGGACGCGGGACCCTGTCGTTAAAGAAAATATAGACGACGGCTATTGGCGCATGGTGAGGGAGGGGACTTTCCGGTACGTCCCGCCCTTTTCGTTTCGATTGGCAAAGCTCGCTGGTTTCAAACACCAGCGAAGTTACGAAGACTTCATGAACCAAAAACCGACGTTTAGACAAAAAAAAAAAAAAAA